AGCAAGGAAAGCACTTGTTGAAATGGATAGATTGCAAAAAGAAGCAGAAGCAAAAATAGGCGAAACTAATATTTCATTAGATAAACTTAAAGATACTAATCAATCTATAAAATTAAATGATTCTATAATTGGTTTAGATTTCGATGCTCTAAGTAAAGAAGGAAAATCATCCGACAAAACAAACCCAGTAACCAATCTAATCTCAAAATACACAGTAGAGCAAGAAAAAATAGATGCATTAATAGAAAAATCAAAAGCAATACAAGAAACACTTATCCCCTCTTCTGCTGAATATCGTAAAGAAACAGAAGAGCAAATTAAACTTCTAAAAGATAAACAGAATTCTATCCATGATGAAAATTTAGCACTAACTAATCTATCAAAAACCACACAATTAACAGATGAACAAAAGAATCAATCTGCTAAACAATATGCTAAGAATTCAACAGAATGGTATAAAATTCAAAAGGATATATACGAAGGTTCAGATAAAATGATGGCAAATACTTTATCTGAATTTACTAGTCAGTTAACAGAATTAGATAATAAGCAACAATTCATAGAAAAAACTGCATCTAAATATTCTAAGTCATCTCAGGCGTATAGAGATTCTATTCAGTTAGAGATAGATATAATAAAACAAAAAAATAATGTATTACATCAAGCTAATGAATTTATCAGAGAACAAATAGCATCTGGTAAATTAACTGAGCAACAAGCAGAAGAATATCGTAAACAATTACAACCTAATTCTAATACTTATATGAGTAATATAGGAGAAGTAGACACAAAAAATCTAGACATCCTCAAATCAAAATATGAAGAATTGGATATTCCAATTCAACAAATCACAGATAGATTATCAATGTTGCAAACTGTTCAATCTCTATATGACGAAGGTTCACAACAATATGTAGATAATACTCAACAACAAATTAATGTAAATAAAGAATTGATTTCAGCATTACAAGCAAAACATAAAGCAATTGAAGCAGATTTAGCATTAGCAGAAAAAGGAACTGTTGCTTATGAAGAATTATCAAATATTTTATCTGACGTAATAAAAGCAGAATTAGATGCTGTTCAAAAGAAAAAAGAATTCATAAAAGATATTACAGATGATACTATTGATTTGATGAAGGAAGTTTATGAGAAAGAAAAAGATATTGCTATTGATGCTATTGATGCACAGATTGAGAAGGAAGAAGAAAGACACGATAAGATAATAAAGAATTTAGAAGATGAGATGGATGAGTATGAAGACAGTATTAATAAAAAGAAACAGTTAATGCAAAGTCTTTATGATACAGAGAATTATGATGATGATATGTCCAAACTCAATAAAGAGAAATTAGATATTCAGAAGCAAATTGATTATTTAGGTAAGAATGATTCTTATGAAGCACAAGCAATTAGAGAGAAATTACAGAAAGAGTTAGATGCTAAAAATGAAGAAATTAAAAACGCACAGAAAGATCGTGAAAAAGAACTTAGAGAAGAGAATCTTGACGAATTATTAGATGTATATAAAGATAAAAATGATGCAAAGAAAGAGTTAGAAGATGATAAATACGAAAAAACTAAGAAGTCGCTAGAAAAACAGAAAGATATTACACAAAAATATTATGACGATATGATTTCTTCTGAAATTAAATTTAATAATTTAAAAGAAGAAATTATGGCTCGTCAAGTGGATAATGCGATCAGCGAACTACAGAGATTAATGGACTTTGTAGAGCAAAATGAAGATAGTTTTGGTGCTGGATTGGCAGAAAAACTAGTCAATGGGTTAGGCAATAGTATTAATCAGATTAATGAAAATGTTGGTAATGGTAGTGGTGGTTCTGGAAATGGAAATTCTGGTGGTGATTCATCTACTAATGCAAAAGCAGTAATTAATCCTAGTATGTATGAAAATGTTAACGGTACAGCAATAATAAAATCAAGAAGTATTGCTAGTATTTTAGGTAAAGATGTTGAATGGATTCAATCTACAGGACAGGTTAAAATTGGTGGTAAATTATTTAGTCCTGTTAGAAATGACAATGGTACTACATATGTTGGTGTAAGACAAGTGGCAGAAGGATTAGGTTATCAAGTTAAGTATGATGACGCTACTAAAAATATTTCTATATTTCATGAAGGTGGTGTAGTAAAGTCCGGTAGTAAAGTTGCTAATTTATTTGATAAATTATTTAATAAAGGTCAAGGTATTAAAAGTGATGAAGTCCCTGCTCTTTTAAAGTCTAAAGAACTAGTTTTATCTGAATTAGGGATTAACAATTTAGCTAATTCGTTTAAAAATTTAATGCCAAGTTTTAGTTTGCCTAGTTTCTCTATGCCTGATTTTAGTTTAGCAAATGCAGGTGGTAACAATACATCTAGTAGTAACATCTATAATTTATCTGTAAATGTTGAAAATATGAACGCAAATAGTAAATCTGATATTGAAAAAGTTTCAAATCAGATATTGGGATTAATTAAACGTAGTGGCAAGTCAGTTCAATAATAAGTAATATAATTTATTTAAAGAGATGATATTTTAATCATCTCTTTTTATTTTTATATTTTGGGATAGATTGGAGTAATTAACCAATTGATAAGAAGTGACTCCTAAACTTCTTCCCTGTTTTATTTTTTTATTTAGGAGACTATTTTGTTTTAAAAGTATTATTATAATAAATCATTTTAGGAGGATGATAATTTGGGTAAAAATACAAAGAAACTTACATATATTGAAGTTAAAGAATGTGTTGAAAATTTAGGATATAAATTAATTAGTAAAGAATATAAAAATGTAAATTCTAAATTAATTATTAAAGATAAAGATGGCTATTATTATACTCCATTTTTTAATAGTTTAATAATAGGAAATCCACCATCAAAATTTTATAAATCTAATCCCTATACAATTCAAAATATTAAATTATGGTGTAAAATAAATAATAGGCAATTTGAATTAATCAGTGATACATATGAAGGTAATATAAAAAAATTAAAATGGAAATGTTTAAAAGATGAATGCGGAGAGATATTTAATAATAGTTGGAATGATATAATAAATGGGCATAAATGTGCAGTATGTGCTGGCAGACAAGTAGGTTTATCTAATTGCTTGGCAACAAAAAGACCAGATTTAATTTTAGAATGGAATTTTGAATTAAATAAAAATTTAACTCCATGGGATGTTACCTTTAGCAGTGGAAAATATGTTTGGTGGAAATGCAAAGATTGTGGACATGAATGGTTTGCAAATATAGATAATAGAAATAGTAAAAATTCTGGTTGCCCAGAGTGTCGTAAATCTAAAGGAGAAAAAGAAATAGATAGAGTATTAATAGAAAATAATTGGATTAAAATATCTCAAAAAGATTTTGATAATTTAATTGATAATGATAAATATAGTAAATTATATTTTATTCCACAAAAAGAATTTGAAGGTTTAGTAGGAGTAGGAAGAAAAAATCTTTCTTATGATTATTATATACCTAAATATAATTTACTTATAGAATATCAAGGTGAACAACATGAAAAATTTATTAAAGGAATACATGGGAATAAGAAAAAATTTCTTAGACAGTTAGAGCATGATAGAAGAAAAAAAGAATATACAAAGATTAATAATATAAATTTTATAGAAATTTGGTATTATGATTTTGATAGAATTGAAGAAATATTAAATAATTATATTATAGATAATAAGTATAATTTTATATTAGGTGGTGAAGTTGTTTAATGACAGTAAAAAATTATTTAAATTTTACTTTAAATGGAATTAGTAATGAAGATTTAAAAATAATAAATTGCAGTGTTTCTAGTAGTTTATATGAGGAAAATTTTATTTTTAAACGTGATTTACAAACGCAATATATTAAAGGTAATCAGAGAACAATGTTAACGCATATTAAGGAAAATCCATTAACTATAGATTTAACATTTGCATTTAATGATAGTTTTACAGATGCAGATTTGAGGTATTTAGGTAGAGTGTTAAATTCCAATTTTTTTATACCAATTAAATTTATAAATGATAGTACAGATGAAACTAAAGTTGATAAAATTTACTATATACTTTTAAATGATGATTCTCGTTTATATCATACAGGTATAAATCAAGGATATGTTACATTGAATTTTTTAACATCTTCTTCTTATTGTTTCTCAGATAAAATTACAACTGAAACGTATAATTTATCTGTTAATCCTACATATACTGATATTGAAATTGACAATCAAGGCGATGTAAATTTGCCGATTAACATTTTTATTGAAAAAGTTGGTTCAGGAAATATTAGTATTGTAAATACAAGTAATAGCAATGATGAATTTAATATTACTGGATTAATTGATGGTGAATTAATAAGTGTGAGTACAGAATATAAAATTTTAACTAGTTCTCTCACAGGAGTTTTTAGATACAATAATTCAAATTTAAATTTTATTAATATGATTATTGGTGAAAATATTTTAAGAATTATTGGAAATTGTAAAATTTATTTTGAATACCAATTAAGATATTTAGTTTAATCAAATATCTTATATATTTATAAAATATATAATCATTATTTTTATATTTTTGGGATAAGTTGGAGTAATTAATCAACTGATTAAATGGTAGGATACTCCTCCCTACCATTCCCTTATTATTTTCAATTGAGGAGAATATTAAAATAATTGAAGGAGTTATATGAAAAAAGTATATTTAGATAACTTACCAAAATTAAATGGTAATAATAAAGTTAATTGGAAAAAATGTTCTGGTTACAAAGTTAAATTTATATATGATGATATTGAAGATGAATTAGAAATTATTAATTATAATAAAGATAATCATAGATTGAATATTATATATAAAAATAATAATTATTTTGTAAATATTAGTACTCTTTTATATTGTAGTTTAGGAGAAATATTAAAAAAGAAAACTAAGGATTACAAATATAATGTCGGAGAAATAATAGAAGTAAGAACTGGTAATATAATGATATTAGAGCAAATAAAAATATTGCATGGTAACAATGAACGAAAAGGTTATATTTATAAATGTTTAATTGATAATAATATAGACAGAATTACAGAATCTTCATTAAATAATAAACAAGGTTGTAATGTGTGTTCAAATAAAAAAAGTTTTAAAAGGTATAAATGATTTATGGACAACACATCCTAATATTGCTAAATTATTAAAATTTCCAGAAGAAGGTTATAGTATAAGTCATGGAAGCAAAGAATCACATATTTTTATTTGCCCTGATTGTAATTATGAAAAACCTTATCAAATTTATAAGATTACTAATTATAAATTTTCTTGCTCTAAATGTGGTGATGGAATATCGTACCCTAATAAATTTGCTTTTAATTTATTAGAACAATTAGGTATAGATTTTATATCAGAACACAAATTTCTAAATTATAAACTTGATTTTTATTTTGAATTAAATGGTATAAAATATAATTTAGAAATGGATGGTGGATTGGGACATGGGCATGAAAATAAAATGACTAAACAAACAGCAGAAGAATCACAAATATTAGATGATACAAGAGATAAACTAATAAAAGAATATAATATAGAAGTTATAAGAATTGATTGTTTTAAAAGTGATTTAGAATACATAAAAAATAATATATTAAATAGCAAATTAGTACAATTATTTAAATTAAATAATGTAGATTGGAATGTATGTAATGAATTTGCATTAAGTAATAGATTAAAAGAAACATGTATTTTATGGAATAATGGTATTAAAAATACATTAGATGTTAGTAAAATAATGAAATTAGATAAGTCAACAATTATTAGATATCTTAAAATAGGAACTGAATTAAATTTATGTTATTACAATGCTAAAGAAGAAGTAATTAAAAGTTCTAGTGTTTTAGGAAAAATATATGGTAAAATTAATGGTAGTAAAAGAGCTATACCTATAATTCAATTATCTTTGAATGGAGAATATATTGCAGAATTTAAAAGTGCAAGTGAAGCAAATAGTCAATTGAATATAAGTAATAGTTCTATTATAGCATGTTGCAGAAAAAAATTGAATTCAGTAGGTAATTTTATTTGGCTATATAAAAATGATTATAATAAGAAAAATAATAATATTTCTTATAAACCAAGATTATACCCTACAAAGATAATTATACAATTGTCTCTTGATAATGTTTTTATAAAAGAATGGGATAGTATAAAAGAAGCAGGAAGAGAATTTAATATAAAAAGTCCGAATATTATTGCTTGTTGTCAAGGGAAATTAAAAACTTCAGGTAAATTCAAATGGATGTATAAAGAAGATTATGATAAATACATAGAAAATAAAAATAATATTGCTTAAAATATACTTAATAGAGATGATTAGAATTATTAATCCTCTCTAAAATTAATTAATTCAATAAATCAAACATAAAGGAGTTGATCAATATACCATTCCAATCTTTTGAATTAGATATAAATAAATTAACAGAAATACCTATACTTTACATATGTAAACCTAATAAACAAATAATATCCATACTTGATTCTTACTTTGATTTTAATTATAATCCTAAATTATCTCAAATAGATGAATTAAGTTTTTCTATTTTAACAGATATAGAAATAGATCATCAATTGATTAGAAATGAAAACTTTGATTTAATTAAATATAAATATTTAATTCTTTTAGATTTCATGAGTCAAAGAAAATATTTTGTAATAAATACAGTAGAATCAAATAGTGAAGAAAATTCCTATAGTAAAAAAGTAACCTGTTACTCATTGGAATATAATCTCAGTGATGAAATTATTAATTATAGCAATGAAGAAACAGATTATTCAAAAAATTGTACTGAAATTGCTACGATTTTGCTAGAGAATACAATTTGGACGATAGGGACAATTTCTGCATCTTTAGATTTAAAATATTTACAATTTTCATTTTCAGAACAAACTTGCATTGATTGCCTCTTCTCTGTTGCAACTTCATTCTCGGCACTTGTATTTTTCGATACTGAAAATTATACAGTATCTTTTTTGGATGATTTAACTTCTGAAGAAAATATAGAAAATATTTATAATTCAACTAATTATCCTTTAGTATTAGATTATGGTAAATATATACAAAACCTCACATATTCACCTAACCCTGATACTTTTTGCACACATCTTCGTGTATTGGGTGCTAATGATTTAACAATAAATTCAGTTAACATTACAGGTGGTGATGAATTAGTTGATTACTATTTTTTCATGCACCCTTTCAGTAGGTTAGAAGATGGTACAATTGTTTCTCATAGTGACTACATGTCGGATGAACTTTGTATATCTATCGAAAATTTTCAAAGTAAAATATCTACTTATGAAGGTCAATATGCTACTTTAACAGATAATAAAATAGCACTTCAAGAACAAGTAAATTCTAAAAATACAGAATTATCTAATCTAAATATAGAGATGTTAGTAATTCTTGACTCTTTAGATATAGCACAAAGCAATGGTCAAGATACTGACGATTTAATTTGGCAAAGAAATACTAAGCAAGAATATATTGATAATAAAAAAAAAGAAATTTATTCATTATTATTTAATATTACTATAGATACTCCATGTACTAGTAGTGGCAATATTCTCTTATATTTAAATGATATAACAATGAATATACCTTTGATTTCAGGTGATAATACTACAGCAATTGCTTTAAAAATATGTGATTATATTAATAATAGATATTATAATTATGATAATAAATTTCCATTAAATTCTACTTTTAAAGCAATCTATAATGGCAATAACATTATTAATGTAATACATTATACTACAGAAATAGGAAATGCTCTTTTCTCTTATATTGATGATACTGATAGTACAGGTGTAACAGGTACTTTTACTGATAATGTTAATAATGGTTTAGAAAATCAAATTGCAGATATAGATTCGCAAATGTTAGCAATTAGCAATGACTTAGCAATGGAAAATAATTTCAGTGATGATAATATTTTTGAATTAAAACAAAGTTATATTAAAAAGAGACAAATTCGCAATGATTCAATATCTAATCCTAAAATTTTGTTAGAATATGGAAAAAGTCAATTCAAAAAATACTATTCAATTCCGATTTCTTTAGATATCGATCTGGTGGATATGTATAACTGTCTTGATGTTGGATGCCAAATTGATCGTTATCATATTAAAGTAGGAGAAATTATTAGGTGTAAATATGATAAATTTTCTATTGATGTTAAGGCAATTATTACAGAGATAGATTATTCATACGATAATGGATCGGTAACAATTGTAATAAACAACATAGCAGACATTTCAAAAGATAAAGATAAATTTTTAGCATTATTGAATAAAAACATTTCTACTACTATTGAATTTAATAATTTGAAAACGGATTTTAATTCTATTAATGGAACAAATAATCAAGTTGCAAATATTATAGAAACATTACAAGGTAAATATACAGGAGAATTAAATCTTGCTAGTAATGAATATTGTTCATTAGATCGTAGAGGGTTAACTGCCACAGATCCTAACGATCCTAAAAGAATACTAAGGCTTACTCATGGAATTTTAGGTCTGAGTAAAACTGGAGGAGATAATTTTGAAACTTGCATTTCTGCCGACGGAATTGTTGCGGAAAAATTAATAGGTGAAATTATTTTGGGAAATTCGTTAACAATTGATGCTTCAGATGCAGAAGGAGTACAATATTTTACTGTAAATCAAAATGGATTCCAAATTATGAACATGATCCTCTCTCTTCTTCGTTCAGATAATAAATCAAGAATAATTATTAATCCAACAGTAGGATTTTCAATACAACAAAACAAAGCAACCCCTCCAGCAGAGGATTGGGTAGATGTAATTACTATAGATAATAATGGTGTAATCAATTTAAGAGAATTAAAATTGAATAATACAGAAGGTAATACTGTGTTAAACTTATCTGGACTGAGTAATGAAATAAATTTTGATAATTTTTTAACCAAATTTGGTACAGTATATGCTGATAATTTAAATATTAATGGGATGGAAATCAAGGATGAATTAAGTGAATTAAGAGAAATAAAAACACAGATCACTACTGATGGACACATAGAAACAATGGCAGCGAATAATTCACAATTATTCACAAAGTTTGGTTTTAATCCCAACCATATAAAACGATACCCCAATAAAATATGGAATTCATCATTTAATTCATATAATCCAATTACACTTTTAGCTGATTACTGGAATGGTGGACAAATTGAATTTAATTCTAGTTTCGATGATACAACTAGTCTTCGTATTAGTCCATCTGGCACAATTTTCCAAGAACAAATTAACGGTGAAGGGTTGCCAGATAGTGCATGGTGGAATAACCAGAATTCTAGATACTCCCTTAGAAAAAAAGGGGGGGCTATAAAATTGTCCGTACACCGCTTATTAAATAATGAACCATTAACCATTGTTAATAATTATGGTGAAACTGAGATTTCAGATTCATATCTTATTTTCCCAAGTACAGAAGACTGGGACGATGGTTACATTTCTTTCTATTGTTTAAACCCAATATCTAGTGGTAAACAGTATTTAAAGATACAAAATATTGATACTGTAGATGCTTATATTGATGCTGTGCAAGTAGAACCTGATTTTACAGAATATTATCCTAGTTTTTACACATATGGACCAAAATCTTATACTACTGCTGAAATAAGTTCTACAGAGACATTAGAATATGGTAATGCAGACTATAATAATTTAGGTGGTATAGAATTCATATTGGTCTATGCATATGAAACAATGCCTGTAGTAACTACAGATATTGCAATTGATTATAATATAAATGGTGATATTGGTGATGAATTAATTGGTTCAGATTTAAGATTAGTTCCAGTATGTATGAAAGATGAAATATCGGTAAATGGAGTACCTACTATGCTTTATTCAAGGATTATAGTTTATTGTAAAGGCAATAATATTCCTTCTTCTATTGCTTCTGGTAAAATAACATTAAAAGCAAATTGTTATGGTAGAGTAAGTAAAACATAAATAAAAATAGAGACTATATTATCTATAATCTCTATTTTTATTTTATTCATTTGGATTAATTGGTATTAAAAAACCATTCTTATCATATTTATTTTTATTACTATCTGTTGTATTATCTTCATTATCAATAATATTTTCATTACTTATTGTATTATCATTTAATTTTTCTACAATACTATCATCTGTTGGCATAATATCTTCTCCTTTATTATTTAAGTTTTCTTTGGTAGTATTAATATTTGGATTATTCGTGTTGCTGTTTACATCATTGCTACTAATATAAACAGTTCTAGTATTGCCATCCCAATTTACATCAGCACCTAATGCTTCACTAACAACTCGCAATGGGACAAATGTGTGTCCTGATATTATGATCGGTCTAATTTTAATATCCTTTGGAGTATTATTAACAAACATATAATTATCATTAATTTTCAATCTTATTAGAGTATTTCCTTTGTTTGCAATAATAGTTTGTGTTTGTTGATCCCATTTTACATTTGCACCTAAAGTTTCAAAAATAGTTCTAAATGGTACTAGACTAGTTCCTGAATTACTGTCGATAAAAGCATTTGAATTTAATTTTTGTCCATTCACACTGACATTTACACTATTATTTCCATTTGCAAAAACTACACCACTACTAATTACTAAAATAAATAAACCCAATACAACACATAAAATTAATTTACTAAACTTACTTTTCTTACTCAGCATACTTTCTTTTTTGTTCATATAATTGAACATCTCCTTTTTAATTTAGTTTTATGTGTATTTTACTATAATTTTTGCTAATTGTCAAGTATATTAAGTTATATTTTTAATATTATTTCATATATTATTATATTAATATTTTATTGGTGATTATTATTTTAACTATTAAGTATATCTATTAAAAATTTATAAATATAAAATAAAGGAGGTGAAAATTATGTTAAATATTATATGTGAAGCAATTATATCCAAAGAAAATCAAAAAGAAATCCAACAAAAAATTAATGCTGGATTATCTTTAGAGCAAATTATTAATGAAATAAATATTAATATAATTCTATAATTTATCTCATCTTAAAATTTTTCTTAATCTCATTAATAACTTCTTCTTTTGCCTTTTCAATTATGTAGGAAGTTTTAATGGTTTCTTTTGCATTACATTTTTGACAAGTAAATTCAAGTTTATCAAGTTTTAAAATATCTTGCTGTGTATAATTATGATTAATTAGTTCGTTGCAATTTTTACATTGAAATTTCATATTAACTTTTATATCCATGATAGAATATTCACCTCCTTTGCCTTTTAAGGGATATTTTATCATGGATAAAGTAATTATACAATTTAAATTTTGTTTTGTTTTACAGATTATAAATATAATTTTCATCAATCTTAACTTGACATATTCACTCACTTATAGTAATATATTATTAATAAATCACCTACCAATACATATTCATTATATAGTATAATATTAAATGGGAGTGTGATTTTAAGATGCAAGTTAGAATAACTAATAAAATGTCTGAAAAAATAAATGAATTTCAAGAGATTAATGGTGCTACTAGAACATGGATAGCAAATAAAGCAGGTATGTCTAGACAAACATTAAATTCATTAGAAAAATCTGATAATCCTACTATTCAATCATTAGAGAGAATAGCATTTGCATTAAAATGTAAAGTAACAGATTTATATGAATGTAAAATTATTAAGGACTAATAGAAATTTTTATTAGTAATTTTGTAAAGTTAATATTGACAAAACGAAACTTCTCTATTACAATGTATTTATAAGGTTGATTTTACCTTGCACACCTTATAATAAATTTAATGGAGGAGTTTTTATGTTTAATGAATTAACTAATGAAGAATTTGAATTGATTATGGAAGATTTGACATGTGGTCTTTATCTTAAAGTAATTTGTGGGGATGTATTCACTACCACTATATTCTATCCTGAATTTGAGTTTACCGTTTTCACCAATAACTCATACCAGTTTGGTCATAAAGAATTTGATGATGAGATTAATTTTCAAAATATAATAATTGACGTTGCTCATATTTGTACCATACATAGATGCAACATTTCTCCTTTATTTGATGCAGAACAGATTATTGTAAAGTTGTTGGATGATGTTGAATTAATTTTGCAGACTGATAACTGTTAAGTATTAAATATAGGAGGTATGAAAAATGTTACTTAGAAAGCCAATAATTTGTGCCGAAAACTCCATTGAGTTAAATTTCCTAAGTTATCGCAATTGTTTTACAGCTTATATTTTAGACGTGCCTGTGAATTTTTATACTGACCTCACATATAGACAATTTACAAACTTCTTAGATTATGGATATAGCACAGATAAAATTAATAAGTTTGAATTGACTGGTAGATTCTAATTTTCTTTTAATTTATTATTGACACAATTATTTTTATAATGTATAATATGGTTGATATTTAATTATATCGTTTATTATTGTATATTATATTATTAATCTAAGGTGGTGTTAATATGCGAATTAGAGATAGTCCTTTCTCTTGATTTTAATTTATATTAAACTAAGATTATAGGATTATTAAAAATTTAAAATTAAAAGGAGAATATGCTGACAACATGGAAAATAAATTAATACTTTTTAACAATGAAGAATTTGGGCAAATAAGAGCAGTTTATATTGAAGGGAAAGAATATTTTATTGCGAAAGATGTTGCCAATGCATTGGGATATAGCAATCCAAGAGATGCAATTAATAGGCATTGTAAGGGTGTCGTAAAACACGACAGCTTTAAAGATGGTGGCAATGCTATTTCCTTAATTTCTGAAGGTGATGTTTACAGGTTAGTTATAAAATCTAAATTGCCTTCTGCAGAGAAATTTGAAAAATGGATATTTGAAGAAGTTATTCCTTCTATTCGTAAGCATGGTGCATACATAGATTCTAAAACAATAGAAAATATGATCGCCAGTCCTGAATTTGGTATTAAATTACTTACTACTTTACAGGAAGAAAAAACTAGAAGAATTGAAGCAGAAAATAAACTTGAAGAACAAAAGCCAAAAATGGATTTATATGATGCAGTAATGAATGATGATGGTTTAATGAATTTTATTCAAGTTGCTAGTACATTTGGAGATTGTGGTAGAAATTCATTGATGAAGTTATTGCGTGAGTGTAAAATATTAATGGATGGTGAATTTACTAGAAACATCCCTTATTCTAATTATTTAGGAGAAGATGGATATTTTGAAGTAAAAGTTAGACCAAGGAAAACCAAAGATGGTATGAAAGAAATAGCAACTACACTATGTAAACCAAGTGCATTACCTTTAATTAAGAAAGTTTTAGATAAAAAGAAAGATAATAACCTACTTGAAGAAGCAAATTAGTTAAATAATTAAATTATATATTGTTTTGAATTTAGAGTAGAAATAATCTACTCTTTTTGTTTTATTAATTAATAAATTTACCATATCTAAAAATCAAAAAGGAGGAATAACTATGATTAAAATCCTAACTACTATAACAATCCCTGAAAATTCACATAAAATAATCTTACAAAAATTAAATACTGGATCAACCATAGAACAAATTGTAAATGAATTAGATATAACCATATCATTCTAATTTATAATTATTTTATCAATCAAAATATCAACAAAATAGAAATATAATTTCCCTTAAAATATTAACTTGACATACCATCTCTCCTATTGTATTATAGTATTAATATTAACATAACTATAAATAACCACTATACCATACTACAATCAAATAAAGGAGAGATTAAATTTATGAGAATTAGAAAATCCAGAACATCATCAAAAACATCAAAAACATCAACATCAAGAAAATCAAGAATAAAAACTACTCTAACCACTCCAAGAATTGGAATAGTAAGACGTAGTAATACCAAATTATCTAAAATTTCCAGAAAGGATGTGAATTTAAATATGGAAAATATAGTTAGAGAAGATGAATATGGCAATAATGAAAAATTAACTTGTATAGCTAATATTAGAAATATTGTTCAAAATAATATAAAAGGAAAAGGTTTAACTAATAAAGATATTAGAAAGACATTGGGGATGAAAAAATATGAAAAATAAACCTAAAGTTGTAATTGATACTAACATTTTTATTGATGGTTTATTTTCATATAAAGAAATAGATAATGAATATTGTATTAAAGTAATTGATTTAATTGACAATAGAAAGATTTTATTATTGTTTGCACAAGATACTATAGGAGTGGCGAATGATCCCTAAAAACATTAACAAATGTGAACATAAGTGTTAAGATATACTCAACCCCTTTGAGTATATGAGTAATTATAAACCATAAGATTTTGCTGATATGTTGGGTGTATCGGTAAAACACTTCAAAGATGGGACAGAGAATGTAAATTTAAAGCATTTAGAACTCCAAGTAATAGAAGATATTGCACAGATGAACATTTAAAAGTATTTAATGAAAGGAGAAAGGAAATATGCTCAAAGGATTTAAAACCGAATTAAGAATAACTGAAAAGCATATTTTCAAAATTAATCAATCCATTGGTGTTTGTCGTTTTCTCTATAATTCCTATTTAGCTAAAAATAAAGAATTATATGAATTATACAAAAAAGGTAAAATAGATAAGAAACAAGCATTTATGATTGCTAATGATTTTGATAAATACATAAACAATGAAGTTAAAATATTAGATGAATTCAAATGGATTAATAATTGTGGTTCTAAAGCAAGAAAGAAAGCAATTGTGAATGCTGAAATGGCATATAAAAGATTCTTTAAAGGTCAATCTAAATTTCCGAGATTTAAAAAGAAAAAGAATCAAGACGTTAAGATTTACTTTCCTAAAAATAATAAAACAGATTGGACAGTGGAGCGACATAGAATTAAAATACCAACTTTGGGATTTGTTCAAATTAAAGAAAAAGGATTTATTCCTACAAACGCTAAAGTAGTAAATGGTACTGTTTCAATGAAAGCAGGAAGATATTATGTTTCAGTATTATGTGATATTCCTGATTACAATGATTATTCAGATGTTGCTACAGAAGGAATTGGTATTGACTTAGGAATTAAGGATTTGGCGATTGTTAGCAATATTGACAAACCATTTAAAAATATTAATAAAACTATAATTATTAGAAAATTAAATAAAAAACTTAAAAGATTACAAAGAAAAGTATCAAGAAAATATGAAATGAATAAAGATGGTAAGAAGTTTGTTAAAACTAATAATATAATTAAATTAGAATCTAGAATTAGAGTTATTTATCAAAAAATATCTAATATTCGTTTAAATTATAGCCATAATATTACTAATACTCTAGTGAAATCCAAACCAGAGTATATAGTTATTGAAGATTTAAACGTAAAAGGTATGATGAAGAATAAACATTTATCTAAGGCAATCGCTGAACAGAATTTTCATGAGTTTAGAAGACAATTAACTTATAAATGTTTATGGAATAACATTGAGTTAAGGATAGTTGATAGATTTTATCCTTCTAGTAAAATGTGTTCTGAATGTGGAAGTATCAAAAGTGATTTAAAACTATCAGATAGAGAATATATTTGTGTTGAATGTGGGGTTATTCTTGATCGTGATAAGAATGCTAGTATTAATTTAAAGAATGCTAAGGAATATAAA